AACTAATCGTTGGAAAACTTTAAACCGATTGGTAAAACCCGAAACATGGTTATGGATGCTGACTGGAACACCTGCGGCTCAGTCTCCTGTAGATGCCTATGGCTTGGCTAAACTAATTAATCCTACAGGAGTTCCTAGATTCTTAGGCTCATTTAAAGAACAAGTTATGTATAAAATTACCCAATTTAAATGGGTAAACAGACCTAATGCCGATAAAATTGTGTTTGACGCACTGCAACCTGCTATACGATTTACTAAGCAAGAATGTTTAGATTTGCCGGATATGACTTATGTTATTAGGGAAATTGAGCTCACTGCACAACAACGGAAGTATTATGAGTTGTTACGTAGGCAACTTGTGGTGCAAGCTTCGGGTGAACAAATTACATCGGTCAACGCCGCTGTTGGTTTAAATAAACTCCTACAAATATCTTGTGGTGCAGTCTACTCAGATAGCGGACAAACCTTAGCTTTTGATGTTCGCAACAGGTATAAGGTGTTAAAAGAAGTTATAGATGAAACCCAACAAAAGGTTCTAATCTTTGTACCATTTAAGCATGTAATTAATATTTTATTAGAGCGGTTGACTAATGATGGGTACACTGCCGAGGTTATTTCGGGTGATGTACCAGCAGGTAAACGTACAGATATATTTAATCGGTTTCAGACAACACAAGACCCAAAGATACTAATTATTCAACCACAATCAGCGGCTCACGGAGTAACACTAACTGCGGCTGATACCGTAATTTGGTGGGGTCCGATTCCATCTTTAGAGACGTATGCCCAAGCAAATGCAAGGGTACACAGAGCAGGACAAAGACACCCCGTAACGATTGTTAAGTTGCAAGGGTCTAATGCAGAAAAGCACATTTACAAGATGTTAGATAACAAAATAGAAGATCACACAAAATTAGTTGATCTTTACAAGAATTTACTTGACTAAGTTAAAGTTTGGTAGTATAGTTGTAGTTTTAAAGGAGAGAGTGATATGGAAAATGATGTATCAATAGAAAAACTTACCCGTGTCTACATCAAGATGCGGACTAAGAAAGAAGAAATGAACAGGGAGTTTGAGGCTACAATATCTGAACTTGAGGAAAAGATGAAGACTGTAAAATCAGCGATTCTTGACCACATGAAAGAGATTGGTGCCGAAAGTCTTAGAACTGAATCAGGGGTAGTTTATCGTACAGTATTAACACGGTACACTACGAACGATTGGGATTCTATGCACAAATTTATCCTTGAACATAAAGTGCCGGAAATATTGGTAAAGGCTTTAAATCAAACCAATTTGAAGGTTTTTTTAGAAGAGCATCCTGAGTTTATACCTCCGGGGCTTAATGCTAACAACGAGTATTCAGTTACTATAAAAAGGAGTAAGAATGGTTGAGGAAGCGTACGTTCCCATCGAAAAAGTGTCTGAGCATTTTGCGGTATCAATATCTACCGTAAGAACTTGGATACGACAAGGGGATATACCTGCACTAAAACTAAGCGGTATGTATCGTTTTAAGTTGTCTGAAGTAGAAGCGAAACTCCGTGAAAACAATGTAGGTATACCCAAAGAAGTAGTAGAAGCACAAGCCCCAGTACAACTGGAATTTGATTTTAGTGATCCTGACAAGGATATTTAAGGAGAGAATGATGAGCGAAATGACTCTATTCAAAGGCGGATTACCTGCCTATTTAAAAGGTGAGATGGACGATGCAACAAGCGCATTAGCTGGTGGTGAACTAGGTGCTAGACGTATTAGCATTAAAGGTGGTGTATTCCGTGAGTTTATTGGTGGTAAGGAATATCGTGTTTCAGAAGAACGTGCGATGAACGTAATTATTATCAAAGCCGCACCGAGTATTTCCCGTGTGTTTTATGCAGGGACATATTCAGAAGGCGCAACTATTGCCCCAGCTTGCTGGTCAAACGATAATCAAAGACCTGCTAAAGAAGTTACAAATAAGCAGTCTGATACTTGTTTGAATTGCCCACAGAATATTAAAGGGTCAGGTGCTAATGAGTCACGTGCATGTAAGTATCAACAACGTGTTGCTGTGTTGCTTGAAGGAGAAGCTGAGAAGCGTGAAGTGTATCAGTTAGTATTACCATCTACATCTATATTTGGTGATGGTGAGAAAGGTAAGTTACCATTACAAGCTTATGCTCGTCATTTAAAGAGCAACGGCACTCCGATCACAGGTGTTATTACTGAGATGCGTTTTGATACTGCAAGTCCTACACCGAAACTAACATTCAAACCTATTCGTGTAGTTACTGAAGAAGAGTTTGAAGTTGTTAAGGAAATGAAGGACTCACAAGCCGCTATATCCGCAATTACATTAACTGTAGCGCAGACCGATGGTGTTGTTGAAGAGAAACCGAAAGCACCTGTAGCAAAGAAAGTTGAAGCCCCACAAGAAGATACTGAAATTGAGGAACCCAAGAAAGCCGTAGCTAAGAAGCCACCCGTAAAAGCAGAACCGGAATTGGCTGATTTAGTAGGTGAATGGGACGATGCTTAATTAACAGTTACGGGGGGAAAGCGTGTAGCAAGTCGGCTCGGCGACTATAAATAGCCTGTACCTTATGAAGTTAATGGAACGCTAGTACCCCCACCTTCAAGGGTGGTTATGAACACACAATTATTTTTAGAAAAAATACTTGGAGACGAAGGTTATTACTGCATAGTTGGACTGCTACAAGATTCAGATAAAGCAGTTCAGAAGTTTTATACCGATCTTCAAAGTGCTATTAAAGTAGCAAGTGATTTAAAGGATAACGGATATGATGCGTATTATTCATTAGCAACATTTAAGGATGCTAAGTCACGGATGGCTCACAATGTGCGCCAGTTAAGGTCATTGTTTGTTGATTTGGATTGCGGTGAAGGTAAAGATTACGCAACTCAAGAAGAAGCATTGGAAGATTTAGACCGTTTCTGTTTAGAAGTAAATTTGCCAAAGCCGACATTAGTTAATTCCGGTAATGGTATACATGCGTATTGGATATTTACAGACGGTGTTTCACGTGAAACATGGTTGCCAGTAGCACAGAAATTAAAGAAACTTTGTGATGAGCACAATTTAAATGCTGATGCTGTAGTTACGGCTGATGCGGCTAGAATACTTAGAGTACCCGGAACTTTAAATTATAAGAACAACGAAACAAAAGATGTAACCATAATTGGGGATATACAAGATAGCATACCATTCGAAGAATTAAAAGATATTATCGGTGAGATAGAAGTAAAAACAAAAAGTTATATCCCACGTGGGGAGATGGATGAAGTAACTAAAGCATTGCTTGGTAACTATACCAACAAGTTTAAAACTATTATTCTAAAGACAATTAAGAACGAAGGTTGCAAACAAATAGAGTATATTATTAAGAATCAAGCCACGCTGGATGAACCTATGTGGAGAGCAGGGCTATCTATTGCCAAATTTTGTGTAGATGCCGATACTGCAATGCACAAAATATCTTCGGGGTACCCTGATTATACGCCGGAAGCAACAGAAAGAAAGCTGATGGGTATCAAGGGAGGTCCTTATACATGTGCTAAGTTTGAAGAATATAATCCCAATGGTTGCACGGGTTGTGTAAATAAAGGGGTAATTAAATCACCAATCGTACTAGGTAGAGAAGTACAAGAAGCAACAGATAAAGATAACATCGTAGAAGGTGCGGTGTTTGGTATAGATCAAGGGCACACACAGACATATGTTATACCAAGTTATCCTAGCCCATACTTTCGTGGTAAAAATGGCGGTATCTTTAAACGAGTTATTAAACAAGAAGATGAAATAGATGTAATGATTTATCACAATGATTTATACGTTACTCGTAGGATGATGGATTCTGATGTGGGTGAAGCGGCGGTTCTCCGTTTACATTTACCAAAAGACGGAGTAAGAGAGTTTACCATGCCTTTATCTGCAATTACATCCAAAGAGGAGTTTAGAAAATATGTTGCAACAAGGGGTGTTGCTGTAATTAAAACGGACGAGATTATGAGTTATGTAAACACATGGGTTAACGAGATGCAATTTAAAGCCAAAGCAGATGTGGCTAGAAGGCAGTTTGGTTGGACAGATGCAGAGAAGTTTGAATCATTTGTTGTAGGAGATAAAGAAGTTCGTGCAGATCGAGTAGACCACAATCCACCATCTACGGCTACGGCTAAGATGATTAGTGAAACTTTTGTTACTAAAGGTACACTACAGGGTTGGAAACAAAATATGGAGTTTTATAACAGACCCAATATGGAAATGCACCAGTTTGTTATAGGGCTTGGTTTCGGCTCAATTTTTTCTGCATTTACTCCGATTAATGGCGCATTACTGCACATACATAGTAAAGAATCAGGGTTAGGTAAAACAACATCTATGTTTGCGGCGGCTAGTATATGGGGAGATCCCGGAACTTTAGTATTAAAAGAG